GGTGTCGATCACTGCGATCGGCCTGCCGCCGGCAAGGCCCGTGCCAACTCGGAGGCTGGTGAACGTCTTGCCGGCTCCGCTCGGCCCGTGAATCGCCGCGTGGAGGTTTGCCTGTGCCTTAGTTGCCTTCTTGAATCCCATTTCTGCGTCCTTTGCTTTTGGTGTTTGAAAGCCCGTTTCGCGTCGTGCTAGCGGGCGATGAATTGCGTCCCTGCTACGCCGGCTCCGCCGGCCATCCTTCCGGCCGTGGCGTCCTGCCTCGGCCGGTCCTGTTTGGTCTGTCAGAACGGGAGCAAGTTCCCGATTGGCCACGGCCGCGGGTCCACCTCGACGATGTCGTCGGTGGTCTCCACCAGGAGTAGGCCGTTGTGGTGGTCAGTAACGCGGCCGTCGTCGCAGGACGCGTCGCTCCAGCCCTTCAGGCGGAATGACACGTGGTCGCCAATGGCGAACGCGTCGGCGTGGCGTGGCGATCCGTAGGTCTCCTGCATTCCGGCAACGGCACCGGCGTATTCGCGAGCGTTTGCATCCATCGTGGGGGCTCCTTTTGGGGTGTGTTTCGACCAGTGAACAAACGAACAGTCAACGAGTCAAGCGGTTGGTTTTTTGTCGTCGTGAATTTTTTATTGCGTTGTGTTGGTAGCGTTAGATGGGCTACTGGATCAGACGGGAAAACGTGCCAATCAGCCAATCAATTCCGTGTGCAATTGTTTGGGCGGCCTGCGAGTCGCTGCCCAGCTCCTGGCCAAACCGAACCAGAGCCAGCGAGCAAATGATTCGGTCGATGTGCCGTTTCATCGGGGCGTCCTTGCCGTGAAGAATCCTTGGGGGAACAGTGTAGGGTATCGTTAGTTGGGTGTCAACCGCTTGAGCGAATTTTTCTAAAGGCTGTTTGCCGGCCTAGAAAACGCTACTTTTTGCGCTTGGCCGACTTCTTCCGCTTGGCCAGCGGCCGCTTCGCCATGTGCCGCTTGGCGGTCGCCCTGGTCGTGAGGTTGTCGCGGGCCTCGCGTGCGGCCTCAATCGGGATCAGCCAGACACGCTCGCCAAACCGCCTGCCGGCGAGCCTGCCGGTTCCAAGCAGCATCCTGATCCAGCCCTCGGTGCAGCCCATCAGCTCGACGGCTTCTCGCACCGTCAAGTATTCGCCGCCCTCGAGCTTCTGTGGGGACATCGCAACCATTCCCGGATACTAGCGGCGATCGCTACTTAGGACAACTTAGGAGGCTATCTGGACAACCTTGGTCTGTCTTTCACCACACGTTTTCTCAAAATTCCGCAGTAGGCGCATTTTGCCCACGGCCCGTAGCCTTGGTTCCAGCCGGGCCAGGTATGAGCGGAGGGCATGGGTATCCTGACAGTGTTCATGATCACCTGTACACTAGCGGTCGTGGTGGCAAAGGCATGGAATCGGCTGGCGACTTACGCCTGCTGATGTGTCGCAAGGATGCACCACGCCGAAGGTGCAAAATGAATCTGTCCGACCTGCTCGACCGCTACGCCGTCCTCAACAACCTGACCGACAAGACAATCACGCTGTATCAGGCGACCCTCGCCCGGTTCACCGAGTTCCTGCGGGCCGAATCCGGCAATCATGCCTACGTGCCTACAACGGCCGACCTCGACGACCTGGTCGTGTCCAAGTTTCTGCGGTGGCGGGCCAAGACGTCGTACCGCGGGAAGGTCGTGAAGCCGGCGTCGGTCCTCAAAGACAGGACGCAGCTCGTTGCCCTGTGGAACTTCGCTGCCAAGAAACGGCTGGCAGCAGAGTTCCCGGCGTTGGCGAAGATGCGAGTGTCCCAGCGCGTCCCTCGGGCCTACACGTCCGAAGACGTTGGGAAGCTCATCATCACGGCCCGGCGTCGCCCCAGAAACGTCGGCGGCAAGCCAGCAGCCTGGTGGTGGCCCACCCTGATCTACACGGCCTACTGCACGGCCGAGCGGATCTCGGCACTGCTGTCGCTTCGGTGGTCTGAGGTGGACCTCGAGCAGTGCCGCGTGACGTTCTTGGCCGACACTCGCAAAGGTCACACCCGCGACATCGTCCGCGAGATCACGCCCGACCTCGCCAAGATGATGCTGCCGTACAGGGGGCATCCCGACGAGCTGGTCTGGCACTGGGATCGTAGACGCAACTCGATCTGGACCTCGCTCCAGCTCCTTTGCGGCAGGGCAGGCGTGAACTACAGGGGCTTCCACGGCTTTCGCAAGGCAGCCGCAAGCTACACGGCACTGAAGCACGGGCGGGCGGCCGCCACGGCCCTGCTCGATCATTCCAATCCACGTCTGGCAGAGCTATATGTCGATCCGTCGATCTGCCCGCCAGAACGTACCAGCGTCGAGTCGCTGCCGGTCCTCGACTTGGCAGAGCCGGTCAACGCCGCAGGTCAGACCGCCCCGCCGCGTAGGCTTTGACGCTCCACGCGAGCTGGTCGAGCGTCCCTGAGTTGTCCACGACCAGGTCGCAGTCGCCAGCCGTCAGCGACTTATCCGACACGTGCCCGCCTGGGCACGTGTTGGGCCGGTCGATCCACCAGACCTCGCCCCCCAGCTCGTCGCGGATGAACTGGGCCTCGTTGGCGAACCGGACGTCGCAGATGGCGATGGTGCTGAACCCCAGCCGGGCGGCCTCGTCGATCCGCTGGCGAGCTCGCCAGACCCACAGGTCGTTTCGGACAAGCTCGCGGCCCCATTCGGTGCCGAGCGTCCGCAGCAGGTCCCGCGGCGACTTGCCAACGGCCGCCGGCAGCTCCTTCGTGGCCCGCTCGCGGAGCCGCTCCTCTGGCATTCCCAACATGGCGGCCAGCCCAGCGTATAGCGGATCGGCAAAGCCCAGCACGGCGCCGCCGAGGGCCGCGGCCGCCGCGTTCTTCCCGCTGCCGGCGTGGCCGGCAAAGCCGATGACCATCGGCCGGGCCGGGCTCTTGAGCTGTTCAATCTCTTGGATCATCGCTTCTCGCTCCCAGAGTAGCCGTCGCACGTCGGCCGCGAGAGATCCCGCGGAGCCTGCATCCCAACATGCCATGTACCTGTTTGCTCGTAAACGGGCCGCGTCGATGTATTCCTCTGGGAGGCGTGGGCGGCTCACGACGTTCGCACCTTTCCGGCCGCAATGCGGAAGTTCTCAACGTTGAATTCGCCAGCCTCGTTGACCTGGACGACGGCCGCCCCGTGGTTCCACTTGTTGAGCGGCGCGTAGGCCGGCCGCAGATCGCACAGGCAGCCCGTCGAGAAACAAACCGTTTCGGCCCCCATCATGTCGGGCTCGCTGTGAATGCTCGTCCTGTGGCCGTGGCCCTCGAGCACCGTGTGGTGCAGCCGCATATAGGCCCCCCTCGCCTGATTGACAGGCGAGCTGATGCCGTTGCCCTTCTCGTGGCCGTGCAGGATCGGGAGCCCGCCGGCCATGACGATCCGCTTCTCGCCCACAAGGTCGATCCCGAGCTCGGTGAGGGCCAGCCAGTTGTCCAGGCCCATGATGGGTGACGTCGAGAGCTCCGGGGCGTGCTGCCAGAGCCACTTCTCCCACCGCTCTTCGTGGTTGCCGGCCTTTGCCACGATCTTGATGTCAGGAAACTCGCCACGCAGCCACCGCAGGAGCTGCTGCACCTGCTCGAGCTCGGCCAAGAAGTTCCGGTGTTTCGGATTCTTCTCGTGCCTGCTGATGGAGTAAAAATCGGCGAAGTCGCCGTTCAAGAGCAACGCGTCGATCTTGTGCTCGTGCAGGTGGTCGACCGCGGCCCGGAGGGCGACGTCGTCGTGGTATGGGCAGTGGATGTCGGACAGGATGCCGATTTTCCCGACGGTGGCCATGTCGTAGACCGTCCACGGCACGGCCTGGCTCTTCGGCATCTCCACACCCTGGCCAGGTGCTCGAGCTGCTCGCCGCACGCCGCGGTCCTGACGGGCTCGGTGTACGTCCCCCGTCTGGCCGAACATCATCCGCACCCGGGACCGGGCAGCCTCAAGGGTAATAGCCCCGTTGCTTTCCTCGACCAACTTCCTGGCAATCGACCGCGCCGGGTGGTCTGGGAACCGCTTGATCAGGTCGAGGGCCAGCTCGCTGATCGTGTCAAGGCTGTCGCGGCTTCTTGGCCCGGTCTTTGCTGTTGGCACGCTCCGCCCTCCGTGGTGTCTGGTCGTCCGCCGGCTTCTTCACGTACACGTTGCCGTCTTCGTCCGGGCTCAGGCAGCCCTCGACCTGGTCGTCGTCGGGCTGGCCGTAGCCGTCAGGGCTTCCGGTCCAGAACCGCTTGGCGGGCTTCTTTGCCATCGTCGCCTCGTGCTAGATGGTCGCGTCAATGAATCCTGCCATCGCTGCGCGTGTCACGGTGCCGACGGTCCAGACGAGCTGCCACGCAAACGTCCCGGCACCAATCGCCGTGGTCTGGGTGTCAGTCAGTGCCACGTTCACCTTGCCCGCCGCGGCGTCGGGGATCGTGGTCGTGAACGTGGCGACAGGGGCGCCGGTGATCGTCGAATAGATGGTGGCCGCGGCCGTGTAGTTGGCAAGGTTTATGTCGAAGTCCAAGAGCGCGGAGAAGTCGTCGCCAGCGCGCCACCGTAGGTTGAGCGTGGCCGGCAGTTGGTCATACGTTGCCATCGGTCGGAGCCTCCGGAGGTAAGAACGCGTCGAGCTGCTCGTCGTAGCGGTAGCCGATCCCGGCGTAGTTCAGCCGGAACGGCACGCCGCCGTTGAGGTGAACGCCGCCTCTCGTGTGATAGCTGGTGCGCAGGCAGCGTTGCCCGCGGACCTCGGCATAGAGGGCTTCGTAGTCGACGCCTTCGCCCTCGTCCTTGCCGACGATCACTTCGGTAACGATGTTCGCGTCGTTGAGGAAGGCGTAATGTGCCATTATGAAAATGTCACCGTTCCTGTGCCTGCCGAGATCGTGAGGACAGTGTCGCCGGCAACGCTCGCCGACGATGACGTGAGGCCAGCGGAAACGCTGGCAGATAGCGATGCGTTGAATCGAAGGATGACGACGCCGCTGCCGCCCGCACGGCCAGCGGTGAAACCTGTCGCAGAGCCAGCCCCGCCAGCACCGCCGCCAGTATTCGCCGCGCCATCTGTGCCCGAAGCGGCGTTTGTGCCGCCGTTCCCACCGCCACCCGACCCGCCCGCACCATTCCCAGACGAAGAGGCGTTGATCCCGCCACCGCCGCCGCCCGCATATGTAACCGAAGACCCCGTGATCGTTGACGCTCGGCCAGCGCCGCCAGCCCCGGCGTTGCCTCCAGCGCCGCCAGCGTTGCCGCCAGCGCCGCCAGCACCGCCGCCACCACCTGCGCGGGAATTCGCGCCGCCGCCTGTGGTGTTTCCAGTGCCGCCGTCCGATCCCAGCACCGAAGACAATGATCTGCCGACAACGCCGCCAGCATTGCCTGCCGCGCCGCCGCCGCTGCCTCCGATTCCGTTGCTGACGCCGCTTGCTGCCTGACTGCCGCCGCCGGGGGCAACGATAGAGCCAAAATAGCTTGCTGAACCGCCGACGCCGTTTGTGTTCGCCGCGCCACCAGCTCCGACACTGACACTCCACGCGGTGCCAGTGGTGATTGCAAAGTTTTGCATTTCCACCATGCCGCCCGCACCGCCACCGCCTGATCCGCGAGTCCCGGCAGTGCCGTCAACTGAGCCGCCGCCGCCGCCGACGACCAGCACACGCACGCTTCGGCTGATCTGCTGACGCAGATCAGAAACGCTGACGCGAGAGTTGCCGGCCGTTCGAATAGACATCAGGTGATCTCGCTTCCGAACACGCTGAACGCGACGTTTGCGCTGGCCGCGTATACAGTCACAACGTCGGTGGCGGCGAGCGACAGCCCCAGAGTCAATATCGTTGTGTCGTTCGCCGGCAGGCTGGCGTCGTAGGCGAGGTAATGCTGGCTCGCCAGCGTTGCGCCCGCCGGTCGAACCGCCACGCGGAAGGTCGTGGCCGTGCTGGCGAGGTTGGCGATTGTCAGCGACGAGACAACGGCGGACGTTGAAGTCGGCACGGTGTAGAGCGTCGTTGCCGTTGTTGCTGCGGGGTTGTTTTGGCCGAGGACTTTGTAAGCGGCTGGCATTTGTTACATCCCTGCAAAAAGAAACGGATGAAGGATCACAGAGTTTGGCAAGCGGGCTTCAGCCAGCGTTCCGCTAGTCAGGTCGGAGGCCGATGTCGTCGCGGAAGGGATGGTCGGCTTGTTGCTCAGGTCGGCGTAGCTGCCAGACGTGGCAACTGTTGCAAGCCCAGTGATCGACGCCGCCGGCAAGCTAGTGACTGCGGCAGGAATTGTTGGCTTGTCCGACAGGTCGGCATAGCTGCCACTGGTGGCGACTGTCGATAGCCCAGACACCTGCCCCGCCGTGTGCGTGTGAGACGCAGCTGCGTAGCTTCCAGACGCCTGCTTGGCGTCCAAGGCTGTCTGTAGCCCTGTAACGTCTGCAATGGCGTGAGAATGCGTCGTAGGCGTCCGTGCGTCAGATAGCCTGCTGTCACTCGTCAGCACCACGGATGCCGGGAGCCTTGACGCAGACAGCGTGCCGCTAGTCAGCAGGCTGGCGTCAGTTGTCGGAGGTGCAGCTGCGGCAACCGCTGACGCGAAGTCCGTGATCTGCGATGCCGTGTGCGTGTGGCTGGATGGTGTGAACGTGGACGGCTTGCCAGAGAGCGTCGCCCAATCGGATGACACGGCGAACTCAGTCCACGTCGTCAGGTTGTCGCCAAGCCGCCAGACCTTGCCATCCGTCAGCACGCAGACGAGCATCCCCGCTTCCCGCCTCAGTGCCGGGATCGCGTCTCGCTCTGCCGTATCGGCAACGCTGCGGTATCCACCCTTGCCGTATCGTGCCTCGTGCGAGGCGTGCGAGTCCGTCGTGTCAAACGGCACGACCGGCGCGAGTACGTTGGTGCCCTTGATTTGCGTCATGACACCACCAGATTGACGGTTCCTGTTATCGGATACGTCGAGCGGTAAATTCCGTAGGACAACGCAGACTGCCCAGCGAACGTGATCGTCCGCGTCGTCGTCTCCCAGGCGGACGACGTCA